TTTCAGTAAGAGAGGCTTTGATTTCTGATAGTAGAGTTTCTAAGTCCATAATTTTAGTATTGTTTACAGTATTTTTTAAATTTTGTGAAATTTTGTTAGATATTTTTTCTAGAACCTTAGTTTGTGTTTTGTTTGATTTAGAAATTTCATCTTTATTATCTTCTTCTGATTCGTATTCATTGCTTATAACACCTTGAACATTTGCGGCTGGTTTCATCGTAAATCCTATTCCAAGTGGATAAATATTTCCACTTATTAATCTATAAATTGGTTTGCCATCTTCGGTCACGCCTTTGCCACCAAATCCTTTTAACATTCCTTTCATCTCGTCTACTTTTTGAGGATCAGAAATAATCTCTGCATCTTTTAGATTTTTGCTTCCCACCGCAATCTTATATTCACTGAATCCTACCTCCCAACTTGCAGAAACTTTATGGTGCATTTTGCTTTTAGGATCGGTGCTTCTTTTTAAAGTTTCAAAAAAATCTTTATCTACTGTTTTATATACAACTGCACCTAAGGCTATATTAAACGGCTTGTCAGTTTCTTTATCTACATTAACTAATATAGAACTATCTGAATAATCACTAAATCCAGCGTTTACTATATGACCAACAACTTTCTTTTTATTGTGTTCTATGTTTGTTGGTTTATGTATAAATTGTTGAACAGACTCGATTGCTGTCTTGGTATCTATACCATCTCCATTTCTATTAAATTCATTGACAACAGCGGCATTAAATGCAACACCCATTAAATCAATGTTTTTTTCTAAATCAACAGAGCTGGGTATTAGAGATTTTAAGTTCTGAATATTGGCAGAACTTATATTTATTCCTGCTATTTCTTCACAGGCTCGAACTTCAAATTCAAAAGTTGTTGTATACTTATGCATCCTTTTTTGGACTTTTTACAACCTTTACTTCATCTTCTATATTTGTTTCTTTTTTCTTTTGATCGTCTTTTGAAAGAAGTTTTGAATAAGCGGCATCGGCTTCTTCGTCAGAAATTTTTCCATCTTCTTTCATTTTTTTAAGTATAGCTTTTTGTAAGGCTGGTGGTAATTTTTTTTGTTTTTCTGTTAAACCGCCTTTACCAACTTCGTTTATCATTGCTCTCATTTTATCATATTGCATTCCACAAGCAGCCATAGTTCCTTCTTTGTCCATTTTACTTGTGTCAACAAGAGCCTTGTCATCCATGGCGCATACGCTCATAAAAGACTTATAAGTTGCTTCTTCTGATTCTTTATATTTTTTGGCGATTGAAATTTCAATATTGCCGTTTGAACGATCAATATTCGCTACTAGTGGATTTTTAATTTCTTTCATTTGAGTGGTATAAAATTGCTGATGGATATAATTCTAATTTATGTGATTCAGAAATATCAAGAACGCCGTTTAATGTTCCTAATTTTTCGATTGCGTTAAAATCATTTACACAAGAAATAATCTGATCGGACCAATTTTCTTTTTCAGTGGAACAAACTACAGATTCACATAGTTTATCTACCATTTTTTCTTGTTCTTTTGAAAAGCTTTTTTCATCTACTTTAAGCTTGTCTTTAAGTTTAGCAAAAGCAGTATTTCTTAAATTTTCCACTTCATAGATGGTTTCTTGTATATTTGCTCTAGAGAATTGATCCTCCGAACCTTCTGGTCGTCCAGGCATGCCGTTTGTAGGTTGAACTTTAGGCTTATTCATTTCTTCTTCGTCTATCATTGGAGCGCCGCCAACAATTGGATTAAAGTAACCCCTTTCTCTTTGTCCTACAAATTTTTCTTGTGCCTGTTCTAATTCTTCTGCTTTTGGAAAACGTCCAGTTTGGAAAAGAGTCATTCCTTGTTCTGCAGTTAGTATTCCAAGCTCCATCAATCTGGTAGACACTCTCATTAATTGGACTTCATCTCTAAGATCAATATCCTTAAATTTAACTGTTGGATATTGTCTAAATCCTAAATCTTTAGATATTCTTCTTATTTCTGGCTGTAAAAAATCTTGTATAAAAGCTTCCCTAGCTTCTTTGAGTCTGTCTAAAAATACTCTCGCCTTTATTTGTGCTCCATTATACTTATCATCATTTAAAATAATATTCTGTAGACCTTCTTTAATATCTTGATTTATAACTTCATATTTTCCTGGACCAACTACCTTGTTTATATCTGGAATAACAAAGTCAGCTTTTGTCGTATAATCAGAAACTAAAACTCTTCCGACAGATTCGTTTTGAAAAAGCTTTTGCATGGCTCTAACGTTATTAGGATTAATGCCGCCTTTATCTGGCTCTGCACCCATTGTTATCATGAGAATAACATTTTCAACTGTTCTCATAATAGCTTGGTCCATTTTTTTCATTTCCATTTTTGCATTGATATCCTCAAGCACGGGATACCCAAATGGAATAGCAAACGGCTCGTAATCTTGCTTCTTATAAAAACTATAACAAATTCTATCGTTCTTTAAATTTATTTTTAAGCCGTCTTTAAAATATCCACCTTTTTTAATTTGTTCTTGAACTTCGGGCTCTAAAGCATCAAAAACTGCTTGATCGTAATCGTTTTTCGGATTTGCTAATCTTTCCATATCAAACTCGGAAAGTATTTTTGCGTAAGCTCCATCCTTTGTGCTAAATACAGTGCTTCTTTTTGCAACTATTTCAAAAGGATTTAAGACGATATATTTAATAGGAAATTTATTTAAAGACGGTCCGTCTGATATATTTTGAGAAAACTTTTTATAATCATCTAAAGTAAATTTGCCATCTATTCTATATAAAAATATATTACCGCTTCTATAGTATTCTCTAAAATATTGATCTTTTAAATCCCAAATTTTTATCCTATCCAATAGTTTCTCAAAGAAGCTTCTGGAGGTAGCATTACCCCCTTCAAGATAAATTTCTGCATTAGCAAACTCAGACATCATATCTATAGTGTTTCTAAAAATTGGTACATTTGCATAAGCTTTTTGACAAAGCTCTATAGATTCTCTAACATTAATTCCATCAGAGGACACTTCATAAGGCAGTAATCCTGCTCTAATTTGACTAAATTTATTAAGTGGGGCCGTAACAGATGATCTGTTAATTCTTGCACTTGTATTATTTGCTGGAAGATTGCTTACAGAACCAGATCGGCTGTACGAACCCATAGAAACATGATAAGATTCTCCTGCTGTAGCGGGTTCTACATTTTCGTTAGCTTCGGAAAAATGAGGCTCTACTTTTTTAAATTTGTTCCAATAGTTAGATTTTTTATTATATTTTCTTTTGGCCATATCTTATTATAAAGTTAATTACACTTTTAAAAGTTACTTTTTTAACTTTTTTAAATAAACATTGGGGTAAAGCCAGCTTGAGATTCTTCTGGCAAATTCATCATATCATAATATATGTTCATCCCCCAGTTGCCCAATATTAGTGCGGAGTATGAATCTTTCCTTGCTTTATCTACGCCTTTTTGCCTTTTTAAATTAGGTGGCAGATCAAAACTTTGAGTTCCTCCAGCTGAACTAGATACTTGTATAAGAGCGCATTCGGCTTTTGTCAGATCAATCATGTCTTTTTGGTGTTCAATAAAATCAATCATTTTAGCTCCTACATTTTTTTCGTCCTCATACTTTGAATATTTTAAATCCTTAATTGGTATTTTTTTAGCTTTTTGTATTGAATAGTTGTCATCCATTGCTGTAGCTGCAAAGTATATTTTTTTTCTGTCAAAAGCGGTTTGTAACATTTCGTTTGCATTTCTTATCCACACTGATAATGGCTTCCGTAAGTGACATATAACTTTACTTTGAACATTGTATTTTCTTCTAGCTTCTCTTAAATCTTTACTATAATCATGTGGATTGTTGAAATCTCCCTCAAACATTCCTATTTCTATTTTATTTTTTTTAAACAAGTCGCTTTCATTGCAAGAGTTTATAAACTGCACGCCACCATTATAGTCTCCTACAATCATAATAATATTAAAATTATCTAATATGTATTTAAAGTAATTTATATGTTTTTTTAGATTTGTGCCAGGTAGCGCATAACTATGAACTAGCACACCCTTTTTTTGTTCTGGTATTAACTTTATTACCTGTATAGCAAAATCATCAGAAGCTTCAGACTCAGACCAAGAAGGGTCAAAAGCCATTATATACTCCGCATCTATATCTCCAGCTACTTCTACAGCGGGCGATTCACCATCTACTATTGTACAATCGGCCATTTTACTAATTTTAAAGTATCCTGCGCTATCATCTGTAAACTGAGCATTGAACTCTCTATCAATTTGAGATTGACTCATTGTACCTTTAGCTTGGCTAATTAAATTTTCATCATATAAAGCTTTCGGAGCGCAATCATAACTAAATTGCATTATGCATCTTCTGCCTTGATTTTTTGCTCCAGGATTAAATATCATATTTTCATATTGTTGATACATTTTGTAAAGATACTCAAACTTGTAGGAAGCTGATGATAAACCAATCATTTTATTCGATGGCCACTCTTTTCTTTCATCCTCTGTCATTTTACCAGCTGCAATCATAGCATCTTCAGCATCTTTAATTTTTTGCCTTTCTGTTGGGTTTTCTACAACGGCTAGAAACGGCACAATAACTTCGTTCAAAACTTTTTCTGGCATAAGTAAAAGCTCATCAATAATATTCC